AAGCTAGCCATAATGGATGCTTTTGAAATATTAACTAAAATACAAACAGAAGAAGAAATGTTGAATGAAAAACCTAAAGAAGTAAAAGAACAAAAAACTTTTAGAGGTTTTGCAGAAGGGAGAAGTAAGTGAGTTATCAACAATCTCTTTGGAAAGAAATTAAGGACGTTGTAAATCCTAAGATATTAGCTAAAAACAATAGGTTTAAAAAATGGGAGTATGGTTATAACTCTGATTATGATTTTATAGTAATAAGTAAAACTGGAAAAATTGGACAAATCATTGAAATACAGAATCTCAGGATTGCTCTACCAACAGCAAGTGAACCGTTTAAACGAAGCGAAAAAAAAGCGGAGCAACGCTGGGAAAGACAAGAGTACCCAAAAGAATTAAGTAGAATTAAAAGTAGGTTCGACTGGGAGGAATATCCAGCTGATTTTAAAGAAAAGTGGTATGATTATATCGACGAAGAATTCAAAAGAAGAGAACAAGGTTACTGGTTTTATAATAACAATATTCCTACTTATATTACTGGTACACATTACATGTACCTCCAATGGTCAAAGATCGACGTTGGAGCCCCTGATTTTAGAGAAGCAAATAGATTATTCTTTATATTTTGGGAAGCATGCAAGGCAGATACTAGATGTTACGGGATGTGCTACCTTAAAAACCGACGATCTGGATTTTCATTTATGTCCTCGGCAGAACTTGTTAACCAAGCAACAATATCTAGTGATGCCAGATTTGGTATACTCTCTAAATCTGGATCAGATGCTAAAAAAATGTTTACAGATAAAGTCGTACCAATATCCGTTAACTATCCGTTTTTCTTCAAACCGATCCAAGACGGTATGGATCGTCCTAAAACAGAACTCGCATACAGAGTTCCAGCTTCAAAGCTTACTAGAAGGAAGCTTGAGAGCAATGAACAATTAAGAGAGCTAGACGGACTTGATACAACTATTGACTGGAAAAACACAGGCGACAACTCTTACGATGGTGAGAAATTAAAATTATTAGCACACGACGAAAGCGGAAAATGGGAAAGACCGGACAACATATTAAACAACTGGCGAGTTACAAAAACAACACTAAGGCTAGGATCAAGAATCGTAGGCAAGTGTATGATGGGCTCAACTTCAAACGCATTAGATAAAGGTGGAAACAATTTCAAAAAGTTATACTATAATTCAGACGTTACAAAAAGAAATAGAAACGGACAAACTTCTTCTGGACTCTATTCTCTGTTCATCCCTATGGAGTGGAACTACGAAGGATTCATGGATTCTTACGGATCACCTGTTTTCATTAGAGAAGAAAATCCAGTCAAAGGAGTTGACGGTTTTGAAATTACAACAGGCGTTATTGAACACTGGGAGAACGAAGTTGAAGGCTTAAAAAATGATCAAGATAGCTTAAATGAATATTACAGACAATTTCCAAGAACTGAAATGCATGCTTTTAGAGATGAGTCAAAGCAAAGTTTATTTAATTTAACTAAAATATACGAACAAATAGATTATAATTTAGAAATTAATAATATAAATAGCGTTACTACTGGCAGTTTTCAGTGGGTTAGAGGAGTTAAAGACACTAAAGTGGAGTTTTATCCTAACAAAAATGGAAGATTTAAAATATCATGGGTACCACCTGTTAATTTACAAAATAGATTAATATTAAAAAATGGAACTAAATATCCAGGCAATGAGCATATTGGAGCTTTTGGTTGTGATAGCTATGATATTAGTGGAACTGTTGATGGTAAAGGATCTAATGGTTCATTACACGGTTTAACTAAGTTTTCTATGGAAGATGCACCGCCTAATCACTTCTTTTTAGAATATATAGCAAGACCGCAAACAGCTGAAATATTTTTTGAAGATGTTCTTATGGCATGTGTGTTTTATGGTATGCCAATATTAGCAGAAAACAATAAGCCTAGGTTGTTATATTATTTTAAACGAAGAGGTTATAGAGGGTTTTCAATGAATCGTCCTGATAAAATTTGGAACAAGCTGTCTACAACAGAAAAAGAAATTGGTGGAATACCTAACTCAAGCGAAGACATTAAGCAAGCTCACGCCGCTGCTATAGAGTCTTATATAGAAGAATATGTAGGTATTACAAAAGAAGGTTTTGGAGATATGTATCATCAAAAAACATTAGAAGATTGGGGTGTTTTCAATATTAATAATAGAACAAAGCACGATGCTACAATAAGCTCTGGCTTAGCTATAATGGCATGTAACAAAAATAGATACAGGCCAAATCCTGAAAAAAAATATCAACCTATAAAATTAGGTATTAAAAAATACAGTAATGATGGGGTAATTTCAAAAATAATAAAATAAATAAATGAATCAAATTACTTACGATAACAATAGTTCATTTCCAAGTCAGGTAGTACCTGACGCTGAGAAAGCTACTTTAGAATACGGTCTTGCTGTTGGTAGAGCTATAGAGGGTGAATGGTTTAGAAACTATAGAAGTGGAGCTAATTTAAACAGCTACGCTACTAATTTTACTAACTACCATAATTTAAGATTATATGCTAGAGGTGAACAAAGTGTTCAAAAATACAAAGATGAGTTAGCTATAAATGGCGATTTGTCATATCTTAATTTAGACTGGAAACCAGTTCCTGTAATATCTAAATTTGTTGATATAGTTGTAAATGGCATGTCTCAAAGAAACTATGAAATAAAAGCTTTTGCTGTAGATCCTTTTTCTACAAAAGCTAGAACAAAGTACGCAGAGGATCTATTAAGAGATGTTCAAGAGAGAGAGTTAATGCAACAAATAAACCAAGCTACAGGTTTAGATTTAACGTCTCCACAATATAAAAGATTACAATTAGAGTCTGAAGAAGAAATAAAATTACATTTACAACTAGACTACAAACAGTCTGTAGAAATAGCAGAAGAAGAAGTAATAAATGATGTATTAAATAAGAATAAATACGAACTAACTAAAAGAAGATTTTGTGAAGATTTAACAATACTAGGTATTGGCGCAGTGAAAACAAACTGGAACAGAGCTGAAGGTGTTGTAGTGGAATATGTTGATCCAGCTAGTTTAGTTTATTCCTATACTGAAGATCCTAACTTTGAAGACATATACTATGTAGGTGAAGTTAAAGCTATAAGCTTGCCAGATTTAAAAATGCAATTTCCAAACATTACAGACGAGGAAATGATACAAATACAAAAGTATCCTGGAAATACAGAGTATTTAAGAAACTGGAGTGGAAGAAGTGACAACCAAACTGTTCAAGTAATTTATTTTGAATACAAAACTTATTCAGATCAAGTTTTTAAAATTAAAGAAACATCTACTGGATTAGAAAAAGCTTTAGAAAAAACAGATATGTTTAACCCACCGCCTAATGATGGGTTTGAAAGAGTTTCTAGAACTATAGAAACACTTTATAGTGGGGCAAAAATACTAGGGCACCCTATGATGTTAAAATGGGGTTTATCTGAAAATATAACTAGACCTATAGCAGATACAACTAAAGCTAAAATGAATTACAACATATGCGCTCCTAGAATGTATAAAGGACGTATAGATTCAATAGTTAATAGAATAACTGGTTTTGCCGACATGATTCAATTAACTCATCTTAAAATACAGCAAGTATTATCCAGAGTGGTTCCAGATGGTGTATTCTTAGATATGGATGGCTTAGCAGAAGTTGATTTAGGCAATGGAACTAGTTACAATCCGGCAGAAGCTTTAAATATGTATTTTCAAACTGGGTCTGTAGTAGGTAGAAGTTTAACACAAGATGGAGACCCTAATAGAGGTAAGGTTCCAATACAAGAGTTACAGACTGGATCTGGTGGTGCTAAAATACAAAGTCTTATACAAACTTATCAGTATTACTTGCAAATGATAAGAGATGTTACCGGGCTTAACGAGGCTAGAGATGGCAGTAAACCTGATAAAAACGCTTTAGTAGGCTTGCAAAAACTAGCTGCAGCTAACTCTAACACAGCAACAAGGCATTTACTACAAGCAATGTTATACTTAACGTCAAGAACTTGTGAAAATATAGCTTTAAGAATATCAGACTCATTGCAATTTCCTTTTACTAGAACAGCTCTAGAACAAAGTATATCAAGATACAATGTTTCAACATTAGATGAATTATCAGAATTAAATATACATGATTTTGGTATATTTTTAAATTTAATGCCTGATGAAGAGGAGAAAGCAGTATTAGAACAAAATATACAAATAGCTTTAAAAACACAAGCTATAAACCTAGAAGACGCTATAGACCTTAGAGAAGTTAGCAATATAAAGCTTGCTAATCAAATGCTTAAAGAAAGAAGAAAAAGAAAAGAAGCGAATGATCAAAGAAAGCAACAAGCTAATATACAAGCTCAAGCTAAAGCAAACGCTGAGACTGCTGAAAAAGCCACTTTAGCAGAAATGCAAAAACAACAAGCACTAGCGGAAACTGAGGTAAAAATAGAACAAGCTAAGTCTCAGTTTGAGATTAACAAAATGCAACAAAAAGCTGAGATAGATAAGCAACTGCTTCAAATGAAGTATGGTTTTGATATTCAATTAAAAGAAATGGACGTTAGACAAGCGTCTAATAAAGAAAAAATGATTGAAGATCGTAAAGATAATAGAACAAAGTTAGAAGGAACACAGCAAAGTGCTATGATAGATCAAAGAAAAAAAGATCTAGCTCCTATTGATTTTGAAAGTCCACAAGTAGAGAATACTCTAAATACTGGAGATAGTGCTGAGATGCCTATGTAAAAATAACAATTATTATATTATATTATGTCAGAAACAATTCAAGATAAAGAGAAGGCACCTCTTAAAGTTAAAAAACCAAAAAAATTAAGTAAAAAAACACAAGAAACTATTAAAGTTGACTTAAGTAAAAAACAAGAAGATGCCATTCAAACACAGAAGACAGATGATAGCGATGCTGTTGTCGAAGAAAAGAAAGACGAGGCAAGTGGCAAAGAAGTGGTTGAAGAAGTACGGGCCACCAAAGAAGAAGTAGAAACACCTGTTATAGAAGAAATAAAAGAAGAGGTAGAAGAAGCTACTAAAGAATTAAAAGAAGCTATAAGAGACGAAAAGGTCGTTGGAAAACAATTACCTGAAAACATCGAAAAACTAGTAACTTTCATGGAAGAAACTGGTGGTAACGTAGAAGACTATGTTAGATTAAACGCTGATTACTCTAAGTTAACAGACGATGCTTTGCTTAATGAATATTACAAAAGAACTAAACCACATCTAAACTCAGAAGAAATTAACTTTATGCTAGAAGATAATTTTACATGGGATGAAGAAGTGGAAGAAGAGCGAGATATAAGAAAAAAGAAACTTGCTCTAAAAGAAGAAATTGCAAAAGCCAAAAACTTTTTGGAAGATACTAAGAGTAAATATTACGACGAGATCAAGTTGAGACCGGGCGTTACTCAAGAGCAACAAAAAGCTATGGATTTTTTCAATAGATACAACAAAGAACAACAAATAGCAGAACAACATCACGAGTCATTTAAAAATAAAACTAATAATCTTTTCACTAACGAATTCAAAGGTTTTGAATTTAATTTAGGAGAAAAAAAATTTAGATATAAAGTTTCAAATACTAGCGATGTTGCAGAAAGACAGTCTAACTTAAATACATTTGTTAAGAAGTTCTTAAACAAAGATGGTGAAGTTGTTGATACTGTAGGTTATCACAAAGCTATTTACGCTGCTGAAAATGTAGATACTATTGCTAATCATTTTTACGAGCAAGGCAAGGCCGATGCTGTTAAAGATGTAATGGCTAAATCTAAAAACATAAACACAGAAAGTAGGCCACAAGCCAATGGAGACATGTTTATTAATGGATTAAAAGTAACTGCTGTTAATGGCGTTGATGCTTCTAAGTTGAAATTTAAAAGTAAAAAACAATAACAACTAAAAAAATAAAACTATGAGTTTATCTGGTGGGGCAATCCCCCCAAGTTTAGTTCCTTCGCAAAAAAGAATGACATTAAGAGAAAATTATTTAACTTTTGATGGAGCTGGAGGAACATTCGCACAACAATATCTACCTGAGCTTTACGAAGCAGAAGTAGAAAGATACGGAAACCGAACAATTGGTGGTTTCTTGAGAATGGTAGGCGCTGAAATGCCTATGACATCTGATCAAGTAATTTGGTCTGAACAAAATAGATTACACATTGCTTATAACACTGCAGCTGGAGCTAACGCTACAGGCATAGGTAATGCTAACGCTACTGT